CTTTGTGGGTGGGCAGGTTAGCTCGACACGGGCGAACCTTATCCCCGATAACGCTTACGCCGAGGGCAAGAACATTGACCTAGACACGTTCGGCAATGCGGTTACACGGAGGGGCGCAGACCTGTCCTTGGGCTATCTTGTGTGGGAAACAGCCTCAACCAACTGGGAAAGTGAGGGCGAGTTTTGGAATGGCCTGACTGCCCCCATCAGGGGTTGTGCTTATTTTGATACCGGAGCCACTGAGCGGATTGTCTTGTCGGATGGCGGGACTACCCTGAAAACCTCAACCGAGGATGGATTGTTTGCCGAAATAACCGGAAGCTCGATAGCTGTTGACGCGACTGTTCAGTTTGCTCAGTTAGTAGATAGGCTTTTCTACGCAGACGGTGACGGAGCTTTGCGCTACATAGACACATCTGCGGTTAACCAGACTATTACCGCCAACAAGGTTACGTCTATTGAGATAACTGAGAGGGGGTTGGGGTACAACAGCATCCCATCCATAACTTTTACGTCCACTTCCGGTTCCCTTGCGGCAGCTACGGCAGTTCTTGGTTATGGCGGCAAGGTAGTCAGCGCGACAGTAGACACGGCTGGCTCCGGCTATGACCCGGATATTCCCCCAACCATAGAGTTTGCTGCTGTCCCATCGGGCGGGACTGATGCGGAAGGTATTGTCCACCTTTCCCAGACCCCGCTCAAGCCGAAGTTGCTTGTCTCTGCTAATAATAGGCTCTTTGCTACTAGCGCGGATACTTCGGTTCCCAGTGACACGGTTTTTGTAAGCGATATTTTGGATGGCGAGTCTTGGGATTTGGTTGGTAACAGTATCCGAGTCGGCGGCGGTGAGGGCGACCCAGTTGTTGCTCTCGCGCCTTGGTATGGCTATAAGATGCTTGTGTTCAAGGAACTCTCAATCTGGGTGGTGGAAGCTGACCCGGCATTGGCGGTTGCCGACTGGACAATCAAGCTAATTAACAATCGGACGGGCTGTGTTGCGGAGCGAACCGTTCAACAGGTCGGCTCGGATGTGCTGTTCCTCTCCAGAGATGGAGTGCGTTCGATTAAGACGATTGAGGCGGGAGCGCAGACCGATGTTTCCCTACCCATCAGCACCCCCATCAATGACCTAATTGGCCGAATCAATCAGGCTCAAATTAGCAAGTGTTGCGCGGTCTACTGGCGCAATCGTTATCTGCTTTCTGTTCCGCTGGACTCGTCCACAAGCCCTGACACGGTTTTCTGTTATCACCTCCTTGCATCATCTTGGACTGGGTTTTGGACTGGATGGGAGCCGAGGGATTGGATGATTACTGCCTTTGGCGGTAAACTGCGGCTCAATTTTGGCGACCAGAGGGGAACACTTTATACTTGGAACGATTACACTCCGGACGATGACACAACCGAAGCCAATTATCGGGACGGTACGATTGTCTATGAAAGCTATGTCAAGTCCAGAGCATACCGTTATGGTGAGACATGGGGAGATAAGATAGGGTACTCGGTTCAGTTCAATCTTGAGAACATACATTCCACCACAGTTACGTCTAACTTAGACTACTACATAGATTTGAGTGGCACGGCGCAAACACTGGCGAGCAGCGTCACATTGGCGGCAGATGAGAACTTGATTCGGAAAGGTTACAACCTGCTATCGAAAGGCAGGTTTAATCAGATTCAGTTTAAGGCACAGGCTGAGGCGGGTCGTATTTCATTGCACTCGATAGAGACATCAGCATTTGGACAACCGATAAGGCCGGAACGATGAGTACCGTACAGTACCCAGATAGCACCAGAGAGATGGCAGAGTTCCTGTCTGGCAACCTTGATTATCTCAAGGAGTGGGGTGACGAGAAGGTTCTGGGCTGGGTGCAGTGGTTTGTTAATAATGGACGATACTATGCGGTTTCCAAGGATGGAAAGCTGGTAGGATTGACTCTCTTGCGTTTTGTTGATACAGAAGAACAGTGTTACGAGCATTACACAGACACGGGTGGCCCGATTTGCTATATAGAAGCCTCTGTTAGTCGGTATCCGAAGTCCCTGAACGCAATGTACTGTATAATGTGGAATGAATTAGGGCATAAGACAAAATGGATGGCGTGGGTTCGCCATAAATACAATGACAGAGTGACGAAGATTGATATGAATCGAGCTAAACGAAGGTTTATGAGGAGATAGAATTATGGGAAAAAGCGCACCACCACAACCAGAAGCACCGGATTACGCTGCGGCAAATCGGGAAGCAATTTACGCAGACATAGAGACACTGCCGGTTCGCCGTAAGCTGGAGTCAGCGGCTAGGCTTGGTCAGCGGGTGGAGTACGAAGACCCAGATACGGGCGAGGCTAGGGTTGCGGACTTTACCGGATTCGGTGATATGCAGCTTACCCAGCAGGAGATGGATGCTGCGCTCGACCTGATTCCAACTATGTCACAAGCGCAGTTGGATAATCTCACCGAGTTTGGCCCACAATTTGTTCAGCAGCAGAGAGACCAGTTGCGGCAAATGGCTCCGGAAGAGTTTGATTTGCGTGAGGAATTTGCGACTAGACTGAGGGCAGGGGAAGGGACTTCAGAAGAGCTATTCGGGGAAGGGGTAGATGTTCCGTCATACGGGGAAGTTGACGCCCCAACCATCGGTGACACGGGACTCACCGCCGCCACTAGAGCAGAGATGGACGAGCAAATACTGAACAACCTGATGCAGGAGGACAGACTTACAGGGTTGCAACAGAGACAGGCGGAGCAGGGTGTACTCAAGGCTGCGGCCAGCAGAGGGCAAGCACTTAGCGGCGGAACCGCATTAAGAGAGATTCTTGCCAAGATGGGCGGAGGTATGGAGTTGGGAAGGCAGCGCAGGGCAGAGGCCGCTGGCTGGCTTGGGAGTGGTCAGGCTGGTTCAGATGTAGCAAACACACTCTCACAGCAGAGTTTTGCAAATGCGATGAGCAGGGTTCAGCAAATGAATCAGGCTCGCGGAGCTTCATTCGCGGGACAACAACAGAACCTCTCACAACAGCTTGGCGCACGACAGCAGGATGTGGGGAACATTCAGTCGCTTCTTGGGCTACAACCAGTTGCTGCACAAGGCGGTTATATGGCTGGACTCCAACAGGGTGCATCGCCATTTAGTATGCCGCAGACCCAGAGAGGAATAGGTCTGGACACAGGAGCAGGTCAGGCTGGGGCGCAGTTCGCCGGTAACGTGTTTGGACAACAAGCAAATATGTGGCAGACACAAGCCCAGTTGCCGAGTGGGCTTGAGAGATTCGGCAAGTTCATTGCAAACGTAAAGCCAAGCTAATAAAATGATACATAACGATAAAGATAAGGAGACGCGCGAGGAAAGGGCCGCTAGAAGGGCTGCGGAGATAAGGGCGAAAACTGCGGCAAAGGAGGACAAGACTGCTGCCAAGGTAGAGCGCGACCAGCAAAGAGCTGTCCTAGAGTCTGAGGCAAGACTCAAGCTGGCAACCAAGAGAAGAGAAGAGGCCAAGGCGAAAAGAGATGAATCCAAGGAGAGTACGCTCCAGACGATTGGAGACTTCTTCACTGGTGACATACTGGGAGAATTGGGCGGATGGAACAAGAGGGAGGCCGAGGCCCAGACTGAATATGAGGAAGCACTAAAGGCTATATCCGGAGAGCGTTCAAGTGGTGCTGCTGGTGCTGCGAGCCGGAGAAGAACCAAGGAGTCAGTGAAGGGTGCTGCGGTATCAGGAAGGGAGGCTGCGATGGCCAAGCACATAGGAGCGTGGCGACAACTCTCGCCAGAGTCGCAGGAGAGGGTTATGGGCGACATAGGATTTAAGACGGCTGAAGTCCCCACGAGCTTTAGACACCCAGATGACGTAGCAGCCGGAGAATCCGGAGTGCATACGACTGAGACGCAATACACTGGCCCGAAGGGCAACGTGTTCACAATGCCTGAGAAGGCGATTCGCTCCGTAATAGCTGCTGACCGGATTAAGGGTAGAGGGAAAAAGCAGGAGAGGAAGGACGCTGAGACAGCCTCCATACAGGCAATGGAGAATATAGCGGCAAGCATAAAGGGGCGTCAGAAAGAGGAATCCTATGTCCAAGCTGAAGAAACGGCAATAGCACAAAGGGAAAACGCCTATAATTGGCGGAAAGGCAAGGAGAAGGAAGAAGGCAGTTCAGACTTCGTACTGGAACAGCTTGCCGCTGCGGGCAGCAGAGGGCAATCATTTGAAGAAGCATTTGCTAGTCTAACCAACCTCAATGAAGGCGACCCGCTGGGGCCATCACCTAAAGAGCAGCAGCGCGCACACCTTCGGGGGTCTCAGATTAAGGAGGTAAAGGATAGGACTAGCCAGAATAATATAGCGTATAATGTGGGAATTAACGGAGGCTCACCTGAGCAACTGGCCTCAATGCCGTGGGCGTGGGAGGAAGGCGGAGAGGAACTGAAGCCAGAAATCAAGCGGATGTTAGACGAGGGCAAATCTCTCTGGAGTTCTGTAGGAGCGGGAGCGTTGTCACGACAAAAGAGCGCAAAAATCAGAGAGACGGCAACGTGGCGCGTGGGGTCTAAGGAAGCACGAAAAGAGTTGTGGATACAGGAGGGAACCTCATTAGGGCTGGAAGGAGATGCTCCTGAGACGCTTAGGCCCAAGCTCACGCCAATTCAAGTAAGAATGCCGACCGGCTGGGAACTGAAGGACGGGGAAAGAGTGCCAACCGAAGCAGCATTGGACATCCTACAAGCCGGAAGGGAAGAAGGTTCATTGTATAAGGTGAGGGAGATTGGGAGGCTCACAGGAAAGAACCCAAGAATCACTTCAGTCGCTGACATATCCAGAC